TAAACTTGCTGGTCTTGGTTCAACACAAGCACAATTAGAATATATAAATGTAACTCCCGGTGCTGCAACTGCAAGTAAAGCCGTAGTATTAGACACTAATTCACATATTGATGCTGTTAAAACAGCTGCATTATCAATAGGTGCATCTGGCTCAGAAACATTGGTTACATCAGATGCTGCTGAACTTAATATACTTACTGGTGTAACAGCAGATACAAATGATCTTAATCTACTTGATGGTGTTACTGCGTCTACAATAAAATTAAATTACGTTGATGTAACACCTGGAACTGCAACTGCAGAAAAAGCAGTAGTATTAGACACTAATTCACATATTGATACTATGAAGATGACCGAGCTTTATATTGGTGCTTCAGGTTCTGCAACTAAAGTAAATACAACGGCTGCTCAATTAAATTATTTAAGTGGTTTAACAGCTGGTATTGATAGTAATTTAGCAACTGGTACATCCACCCTCCATGATACTCTTGCATCAGCAAAAGCAATAAAAACTTATGTTGATGATACTCGTACAGGTTTAGAAGTAAAAGATTCTGTTGTGGTAGCAACAACAGCTAGCATTACACTTTCAGGAACACAAACTATTGATACTATTGCTGTTTCGGTAGGTGATCGAGTTTTGGTTAAAGATCAAGGTGGTGGAAGTTCTCATGCAGAAAATGGTATTTATGTAGTTGCGTCAGGTACATGGTCAAGAGCAACTGATGCAGATACTGCGGCAGAATTTAATTCTGGTGTATTCTTCTTTGTTGAACAAGGTGGAGTAAATGCAGATAGTGGTTAGGTAATGACTACGGATGGTACAATTACTATTGATACAACTGCTATTGGGTTTGATCAATTTTCGGGTGCAGGACAAATTACACCAGGTGTAGGTATTACAAAAGAGGGAAACGAACTTAGAGTTGAAGTAGGGAATAGTACCGATAGTACAGGTATTGAGATAGATAGTAATGTACTTCGTATTGATACTGATTGGACTGGAGCATCTGCAAACCTTACATCTTTAGGTACTGTTACAGCTGGTACATGGAACGCAACACCAATTAGTGCAACTTATGGTGGAATGGGGTGGGATACTTCAAGTTCAACTGGTGTTGGTATTGTAACAAGTGGTACTTGGACAACTCCTTCCCAATTAACAGTTGGTTTTGGTGGAACAGGTGCATCAACATTTACATCTAATGGAATTTTATATGGTAATGCTGCAGGAGCAATACAAGATACAGCAGCTGGAACTGCTGGATATTTTCTTTATAGTAATGCCGGAACACCTGATTGGACAAACGTAGTAGATGGTGGAACATTTTAATAATAACTTATAATGGAGTAAATTATGGAACAAGATAGTAATTTAAAGTATGCACAAACATTGATTAACGTATTACAAGCGAAAATGAATGACGCAGTATCATTGAATATTCAATTGGAAGCAAAGTTACTTAATTTGCAGGAAGAGTTAAAGGATTTACAAAAAGAGGAAAAAGTAGATGGCGACAGTAATAAAACCAAAGAAAAGTGAAACAGCATCGTCAGTACCCGGTACTAATGATTTAGCAATTGGTGAAATGGCAGTTAATACAGCAGATCAAAAAGTTTATGTTAGAAATGCTGGTGGAACTGTTGTAGAAGTTGCGAATGGTGCAGCAGGTATAACAGAAGCTGTAGCAACTGCCAAGGCAATTGTAATGGCAGTTGCGTTAGGATAAACATATGGCTATAACTACTAGGCAAGGACTTATTGATTACTGTTTAAGAAGACTTGGGGCTCCAGTAACAGAAATCAATGTAGACGATGACCAAATTTCAGATCGTATTGATGATGCTATTGAATTTTTTCAAGAGTATCACTTTGACGGGGTGGAAAAGGTTTTCTTAAAACATACAATAACACAGGATGATATTAATAATGAATATATAGCAGTTGCTGATCCTGTTATTAGTGTTCTGCGTGTTCTTCCAATTCCAAACTTCAATGCTTTTCAAACTGGTTTTTTCAATGAAGAATATCAAATGAGATTAGCTGATTTGGAAAATTTCCAAAGTTCTACAATGATTAATTGGGCTATGTCTCAAACGAATTTTTCATTAGTAGAACATTTGTTTTCTGTACAACCTACTTTATTGTTTAATAGAAAACAGAATAAAATGTTTTTGGAAACTGATTGGGCGAATAAATTTTCAGTTGGAACTATTCTTATCATAGAAGCATATCGCGCTCTTGACCCTACTACATATGCAGAAGTTTATAATGATATGTTTATTAAGAAATATGCTACCGCATTAATTAAACAACAATGGGGAAGTAACTTAAAGAAATTCACAGGTGTTACTTTGCCTGGTGGGATTTCATTAGATGGTCAAACAATATTTTCTGAAGCATCTGAAGAAATTACAAAAATTGAAGAAGAAATGAATATGAAATACGAACTCCCACCAGATGGATATATAGGGTAATATATGGCTTCTAATATTTATTTCCAAAATTCAACAGCAGATCAAAACTTATTAAACGACATTAACAGAGAGGTTATACAACAGGCCGGTATAGATGTAATGTATCTTCCTAGAACTCTTGTTAAAGAAGATTTAGTAATGAATGAAGATGTTTTATCACAATTTACAGCATCATATCAGATGGAGATGTATGTTAAGTCTAGTGATAACTTTGGTGGTCCTGACGATGCTATTGCTAAATTTGGTTTAGATATTCGTGATGAACTAATTTTAGTAGTTCACAGGGAAACATTTAAATTTGCAACAGAAATGTTTACACCATTAGAAGGTGATTTAATATATTTTCCATTATCTAAAGGATTGTTTGAAATTAAGTTTGTTGAAGATGAACAACCATTTTACCAAGTTGGAAAGAATTATGTTTTTGAATTAACTTGTGAAGTATTCCAATACGGTGAAGAAAAAATTGATACTGGTACTGCCGCGGATAAAGTTGAAAGAGAAAATGCATATGCAGTTGATTTAATATTGTCTGACGGGGGAGGCAGTTACGGTATTGATGAAGTAGTATATCAAGGAGCTTCTTTAGCTACAGCAACTGCCAATGCAACTGTTGTATCGTGGAATCATCTTTCAAGAACATTAAGAGTTAATAATATTACTGGTACATTTGTTGCTGGAACAAATATAATAGGTGATTATAATAATGCTAGTTGGTCAATGGCATCTTCAGATGATCAACTACTACCAACAGTTCCATATGCTGATAATAAGATTTTAGAAACAGATGGTGATAGCATATTAGATTTTTCAGAAATAGATCCGTGGAGTGAGGGTGACTTATAATGTTTGGTTATCATTCATATAATAAAAATATAAGAAATATTGTAGTACTGTTTGGAACAGTATTTAATGATATATCTATAAAACGATTAAAAGCTGATGGAACGGTTGAGCGTGAATTTAAAGTTCCTATAGCTTACGGACCTGCTGAAAAGTTTCTAAGTAAACTTAATCAAGGTTCAATAATAACATTACCAAGAATGTCTTTTGAGATTACTGATTTTGCTTATGATCCTGTAAGAAAATTACAAACTACAAAGAAATTTAAAAAAGTTAAATCAGGTAGTACTACAGATTTAAATACAGTATATAATCCAGTTCCATATGACTTCAATATTACTTTAGGTATTATGGTAAAGTATAGTGATGATGGAACACAAATACTTGAACAAATCCTTCCATACTTTACACCAGAGTTTCAAGTTACTATGAATGAAATGTCTACAATGGGGATTAAGCGGGATATTCCAATTATATTAAATAGTGTTGCGACCGAAGATACTTATGAAGGTGATTTTTTAACAAGACGAGCTTTGATACATACTTTGACCTTTACTGTTAAGGGTCATATATACGGAAGAACTGGTGATCAAGGTATTATCAATGAAGTAGATGTTAATTTGGGTGCTAATATGAATGATATAAAAGAAGTAAATATTGATATTAAACCCGACCCAACAACAGCTGATGCTGATGATGATTATGGTTTCACTGAAACAATTACTGATTTATGATGAGGTGAGTAATGAAACAAACCACAGTAGAAAAATTAAACAAAGTCCTCGACATCACAGGGGAGTTAGTTAAAAAAGAAAAACCATTATCTCCTGATGTGGAAGTAAAAACCCAAGACCTTACAACAGAATATGAATTTTCACAGAAACAATATCATACTCTTATTGATAAAGGTAACAATGCATTAGACGAACTTTTATCTATTGCTAAAGCAGATGAAAGTCCAAGGTCTTTTGAAGTACTTGGACAATTGATAAATGGTTTAACAAATACAACTAAAGAACTTCTTGTTTTACAGAAAACTAAAAAAGAAATTGAGAAAGAAGTCAAAGACCCATCAACTGTAAATAACAGCTTGTTTATTGGGAGCACCGCTGAATTACAGGAATTGTTGAATAAAAAGAAATAAATTATGAGTGATCTATATTTAGGAAATACTCTATTAAAAAAAGCAGCTGTTCAACATAATTACACCAAGAAAGAAATTGAAGAATATATAAGGTGTCGTGATGATATTATATATTTTTTAGAAAATCATGCAAAAATTGTTCATGTTGACGAAGGTCTTATTCCCTTTTCTTTATATCCCTTTCAAAAAGATTTAATCAATACTATAACTGATAATAGAAATGTTATAGTAAAAACTGGCCGACAGGTTGGTAAATCAACTACTACACTTGGTTGGTTGTTACATTATGTTTTATTCAATCAATCTAAAACAGTTGGTATACTTGCTAATAAAGCAGCGACAGCAAGAGAGTTACTTAGTCGTATACAAATAGCATATCAACATCTTCCTAAGTTTCTTCAACAAGGACTCAAGGAATGGAATAAGGGTTCATTGGAACTTGAGAATGGAAGTAAGATCATAGCTTCTTCCACATCTTCAAGTGCTATTCGTGGTTTTTCTTTTTCTTGTATTTTACTTGATGAGTTTGCTCATGTTCAAAGACATATCGCTGATGAGTTTATTCGTTCTGTTTATCCTACTATTTCATCTGGTAAAGAAACAAAAGTTATTATTGTTTCTACACCAAATGGTTTCAATATGTTTTACAAGTATTGGAATGATGCTGAAAATGGAAAAAATGATTTTACACCGTTCAAAGTTCATTGGAGTAATGTTCCTGATCGTGATCAAAAATGGAAGAAAAAGATTGAATCAACAATTGGAACAGATGCTTTTAGACAAGAGTATGAAGCAGAGTTCTTAGGTTCCTCAAATACACTGATATCATACGAAAAACTACAAGAATTATCATATAATGACCCATTACATAGAAAAAGTGATGTAGATATTTTTAAAGAAGTTGAATCTTCTCATTTATATGTTATTACAGTTGATGTAGCTCGTGGACAAGGAATAGACTATTCTGCCTTTACAGTCTTTGATATTACTGAAATGCCATATAAAATAGTAGCAAAATATAGAAGCAATCTCGTAGCACCATTGGTCTTTCCTAATATTATAAATATTATAGGTAAGAAGTATAATGATGCTTATATTCTTATTGAAGTAAATGATATCGGTTCACAAGTTTCCGATGTTCTCCATCACGATTTGGAATACGAAAACCTGTTTTCAACAGCGTGGTATGGAAGACATGGGCAACAACTAAGTGGATTTGTAGGTGGTAAAAGAGATTCACAATTTGGCGTACGAACAACAAAATCTATGAAAAAGATAGGTTGTTCCAATTTAAAAGCCTTAATAGAAGATGATAAACTCTTAATACCAGACTATGATATCATTTCAGAATTAACAACATTTGTTTCTAGTGCAGATTCTTTTTCTGCAGAAGAAGGAGCAAATGATGATTTAGTGATGACATTGGTTTTATTTGCTTGGTTAGTAGACCAACAATATTTTAAAGAATTATCAAATCAAAATATTAGAGATAATCTTTATAAAAACCAATTAAATGAACTTGATGATTTAACTACACCGTTTGGAATTATTGATAATGGATTGAATCAACAAGAATACGAAATAGATTCTGAAGGAACAATTTGGACAAATGTAGAATAACCAAATTATGAGTATGATGAAAACTATATCAATATAAAAAATGTAATTTATTGTAAAGGAGAAATGTTATGCCATTTCAAGTAAGTCCAGGAATTAATGTTAGTGAGATTGATCTTACTACAGTAGTCCCTAATGTTGCCACATCTATCGGTGCTATCGCTGGTGGTTTTCAATGGGGTCCTGTATTAGAGAGAACATCTATCACTACAGAAAACGATTTAGTAAAAGTATTTGGTAAACCAAATGATGACACAGCAGAATGGTTTCTTACAGCTGCTAATTATCTTGCATATTCTAACAACTTGATTGTTGCTAGGAATGTTGGAACATCTGCAAAAAATGCAGTAGTTGGTGATACTGATGCTGGTACAGCAGCAAATGTAAACAATTCTGAGGATTGGGAAAATCAAAAACCATTCGGTTCTAGTGATAACTTGTTTATTGCAAAATATCCCGGTGCATTAGGAAATAGTTTAAAAGCTATAGTTATTGATGGTGTTGGTTGGGCAACATTTGCAGCTATCTCACCGGCAAGCTCAAGAACAGTCGATCAAGCAGCATTCATAAACAATTTTGATAGAGCTCCCGGAACATCTACCGATGTTAGTAATGCTGGTGGTCTATATGACGAAATGCACGTTCTAGTTATTGATGAAGGTGGTTTGTGGACAGGAAGACCCGGTGAAGTATTAGAGAAACATGCTTTCGTAAGTAAAGCATCTGATGCTAAAA